ACAATTTATAAAATTATATTCGCAAATAATGACAGATGATGGAATTTTAATAGTGGAAGATGTTCAGAGTTGGGATTGGATTGAAATTTTAACAAATGAAGTTCCGGAACACTTAAAACAATTTATCAAAGTATATGATTTACGAAAGAATAAAAATCGTTATGATGATATTGTTTTTACTATTGACCGCACTTTTAATAAAATCTAAACCTTATATATAATGCCAACTAAAGCAATCTATGCCAAACTAAATAAACTCCACTACAAGCTCGCCGATGGAGACAAGAAAGATAAAGCTTCTGCTGCTAAAAAAGTTGATAAACTTGGTTATGATATTAAGTCATCTAAACGAGGCGTGGCACATTTTGCGTCAAGAGATAATAATGACCTTCACCATGTCGTCACAGTGAAAGGAACAAATCCTCGCAATACTAAAGATCTAATGAGTGATATTCATCTCGCTATCGGCAAGAGTTCGAGCGATAAGCAATTCAAACGGCGGACAAATGAGATTAAGAAGATTTACTCTGGTATTGATAACAAAGAAGTCAAATACTTAACCGGCCACAGTCTTGGCGGTTCTATCGTGACCCATGCTATGGCAAAGAGCAAGTCTATTCGTGATAATACTGCGAAGGCAGTTACTTTCAATCCGGGCTATACACCTGCTTTCCACGCAGAAGTATCTAAAGACTTGAAATCCGCTGACAAAAAAGAACTGAAGAATAAACTCGTACATAATCATCAAACTGGAGACCTAATCTCTGGAGCATTGGCACTCAAATCAGTCGGCAAAGTTGCCGTTCAAAAGAAAGTAAGTTTATCAGCCCATTCTCTTGACAATTTCATCACGGACAAGTCTCTCAAAGATAAACCTGAAGTGGCGGAAGTAATGCCAGAACAAGAATAAACTTTATCTCATCATAATATAAATGCTTAAGATTAGTGAAGAGAAAAATGATATGGTTGTCAAAGCACCACCGAACAATTTAGACAAACCTCTTGCATCAGATATTCCTTACCCTTTGCCTCCATATAGTGGGTTCAGTATGCTAATCGTTGGAAGCAGTGGCAGCGGTAAGACCTCATTATTATATTCTATGGTGACTGGGTCAAAAAAAAAGGGCAAGCGAACGTCCTACAAAAATGTATTTGATTATATCTACATCATCAGTCCTACCCTAGGTGGCAAGAGTATGAAAAAAGATAAGTTCGCTACTATTCCTGAAGACCAAATCTATCGCGAACTTACGCTAGAGGGTCTCACAGAACTGGAAACATCGTTGTATAAGAACCGAGAGGACGATAAAAACTCATTAGTAATCCTAGATGACGTGGGGTCGCAGTTACGTCGTAATGGAAAAATAGAAAAGAAGTTGACGCAGATGTTGCAGAACCGAAGGCATGTATATACGAGTTACATTACACTCCTCCAAAAGTTTAAGGACGCGCCTACTGGGTATCGGTCAAATCTCTCTCATTCAATTTTCTTTAGACCAAAGAACAGGATAGAAAGCGACGCAATAACCAATGAACTTATGCCATTCGACAACAAGAAAAATAAGCAAATATTAGATTATGTTTTTGAAAATGAGAATACAAAATATCCTTTTTTGATGATTGATATGTCGCTGAAAACAAGTAACAGATATTTATTTTTTAATGGGTTCAACCAACTCATACTCGGAGAGGACACCGAGTCTTAATATTTTCTTATCATACTATATATGCCCAAGCAGAAGCAGAAACAGAAGCAGACTGTCATCGTCAATATAGGGGATAAAGTATTACGCAGACGGCGCAGGAAGCGTGTAGGCAAAGCAAAACCCAGACCGCCTGATGCTCCACAGGCACCGCGCCCACAATTTGTCCAAACACTCTACCCAGTATCTAATCCTATCCAATCAGAACAACTCCAGTTTAATTTAGCAAATATCAACAAGCAACTACAGACACTCCAAGATAAACAACTAAACGCTACTGCCAATCTTATGTCAGGCATCAAAGCAATTGAGCGTGAGGAAAAAACTCTAGTTGAAATGGGAACTAAAAGCGAACCAGCACCAGCACCAGCACCAGCACGAGAAGTAACTAAAAGGAAAAAGAAAATTACTATACGCGAGCCAGAAGCAGGCCTTGCGCCACCTAAACCACCGCCATCACCAGTAGCGCCACCAGAACCTTCGCCATCTCCACTAGCGCCAAGGGGACGCTCTAGTTCCAGAAAAGTAAGAAGCGATAAGGGAGTGCCGAGAGGACAACTTTTTAGAACAGCGTCTAGCGACGCACTCGCCGCTGGATCTAGTCTTGTATCATTAAATCCTAACTACAGAAACCCCGCTGCCGAAGGGACTCAACTAGGCGGCATTTTTGGAATCGGAGAACCCAATTTTTAATCTCACTCTATAATATAGATGGAAACCTTTCATATTGTGAATCTACACGCAATTTTTGCAGAGAACGCCCATTGTTTAGCATTACGACTAGGCATCGATATTATCAAGGATTTTAATCCCGAGAAGGGTCATACGTATATTTTATTTGGTTCGCATGAGCAGTCGCCGACACTATACTCATGCCAAGTCGCTTTAGCAAAAGAAGACAAAGCATTCAAGTTTATTATTATCAACAGCGAACCACCGCAGAGTCCGCACCTACGGAATAAATACTACATTGAACTGATGAGGGGAAACGTAGTATGGGATTATCACATTATCTCTCAAACATATCTAGAGTCGCTAGGCATAAGAGTCTACTCGCAGTATTGTTTTGAGTTTCTGCATAGCGAGGGCGGGGTGTCCCCCTCGCGTGAAATTGATATTTTATTTGTAGGGTCTCGTAACGAGCGACGAGAGGCACTATTTAAAAAACTAGTAAAGCGCTACCCTGAAAAGAAAATTGTTTTTGAAATGGACTGGAAGCATGGCGACCATAATACGCTGAGGAAGTTACTCCAGTCCGCAAAGGTAGTCCTAAATATTCCATATTATGAGTCGGGCATCCTAGAGACTCACAGAATTAATAGCGCCCTGTCTGCTGGTTGTGAGGTTATCTCTCTGTATAGCGGGCATAAGGAGACAGATGACTTCTATTCTAAATACGTTCATTTCGCCCACGACCTATTTGAGACGTTTGACTCTAAAGAAATACCACAAAAGAAACTCGGATATGGTCATCTTATTAACGCCCTATCGCCAACTATAGACCACCAGCGATGGATTATTAAAAAATTAATTCTCTCGTGATATAGTATAACATGAGCTTCACGACGAACATATATGGTAATGCGCCTACCAACACGTTTATATACACAACCACCACGGTGTCAGCAACACATGTATCATGCACCAATCTGTCGGCAACCAATGCGAGTATAATCAATCTCAGTGTCACGATATTTAATCCAGCAAATGTGACCACTGGTGTAATAAGTTGCTCTCAAATTAACTCATCGGCAGGCAATTTTTTAACGACTCATACATCTACTGCGAGTGCCAGCACGATAAACGCCAGCGGTCTAACTGCGACGACAATCGTGGGAACTACGGCAACCATAAATACAGTTAATGCCGCCAATTTAAACTCAAGTATTTTGAGCGTATCAGTTATAGCAGTCAGCACCATAGATGCTACTACAAGCAATTCATCTACTGGCAATTTTAGCACACTCAACGTGTCGCCGACTGCCAATATCCACACTCTTAATGCCTCGACAATCACTGGAATAACAATTAATTCGGGAACTTCCAACATCAGTAGTGCGCACATATCCATTATTAATAACTCGACGATTCATTCCAGCACTGCGAATATGTGTAATTTTTACTCTTATAACATTAGTGGAAACAATTTGTCAATAGTCCACTTAACGGCACTGACATCTTTTACTTGCGGTGGAACTGCATCGGCATCAACCATAAATACATGCACTCTCAACTCGTGTAATATGTCCACTACCAACTTATCCGTGAATCAAATCAATTCTAATTTTATAACAAACACCAGCGTCATTACAACTGACCGAGTAGTTGCGACTACCGTCAATGCCAATCTATCCGAGAACTTCGTTGCTGGGACTGGTATCAATCTCTCAACTGTCCTCGGCATTACGACCATCACGAACACAATCACTGGAGTGTCATCTCCGCTATCGGTCTCGGTCATCAACTCCTCTACGATAAATGTTTGCAATATTTCTACATTAAGAATAAACATACTAGAGTCAAGTGATGCCACACAACTGTCTTATATCAAGAGAGATGCCAATGTAGTCAAGTTTATCGGTAAGAACCTCTCAACTGACGCAGGAGTAGATTACGAGTTTTACACCAATCATGGAACAGCAGATCCAAGACTAACAATATTCGGTTCAACAAACTTGGTAGAAATATCTGAATTAAATGTAGTCGGACAAATAGAGTGCGATTCGTTCATAAGTAATACAACCATAACAGGCAACATCAGTGCGAACTTGGCAGCAGGGGCAGGAATCAATCTCTCAACTGTTGCTGGAATTACGACAATTACAAACACTGGTCTCGTGACTTCTCCGCTGTCAGTCTCGGTCATCAACTCCAGTAGCATATCAGTAATAAACTTATCTGTTGGAACAATCAACGCTTCAACTGGCAACTTCAGCACACTAACCGCAGGGTCAATCACTGGTATGACCTACTCAACTCAATACGCCTTTTTAGCATACGGCAATCAAAACTCTGCTCAAACATTGACTGTTGGAACTGTAGCAAACTTTAACACAGTTCAATTATGTGTTCCAGATGCTACTGCGTATGACACAACTAATAAACGATATGTGACACCAGTCAGCGGACTATACTATATAGGGTTCAAGGTATTTCTATTCTCAACAGGCACGGGAGTCAGTAGTCGCATGGGAATATATAAAAATGGCACTCTCCTAGGTCAGGGAGGCAACGACAGTGCCAATACAGAAGCATTTAATGTAGTAGACCAAGCAACTGCTGGGGATTATTATGATATTAGATGTGTGGCAGGGACATTTGATATTTACCAACAACAGAATCACTCGTGGATATATGGTTATTTACTAGAACCTGCTAACGCCGTAATTAACGCCACGACTACGCTTAATGTCTCGCAAATATCCGCAGGAGTAGGCAATTTTTCTACAGCATCAATCAGCACATTATCTGTTTCAAATATTTCGGTAATTAACGCTTCCATAACCAATCTGTCTGTAGTGTCGAGCAACATCAGCGAATTATCGGTCAGTCAGATACTATTTGATAATATTTCAGGTCGTGATGCATACTCAACTATAAACACCAGTGTAATAAATGCTACTCGAATAGGCGCACCTCATTTTGATGTAATCAGCACCAACACCGTATCATTTTATCAGGGCAAAATTACTAAAGTTAATGGCGATTTTCTCATTGATGGCGCGACCAACGGACAATCTTCAAATATTTATTTTTCCACGAATACCAGCACTAACACCCGTAATATGTTTTATGATGGAAATCTAAACATCAGCACTATAGCAAATATTAGCACCATATCCTGCTCTACTACGCACATATCTAATGCTTCAATACTTAACTCGTCGCTAATAATTTGTAATATTTCCACGCTGACAGTCAGTAATACGAGCGGAATCAATGGTGATTTTCAGAATTCCAATATTACATCACTCACGACATACAGCACGGCAGCAGACTATTTGTATTTAATTAATAGCAACGACCCCACGCAAGACCCAGCAACGATTTTCAAAGTCAATAGTCAAGTAGACATCAACGGCGGGTCACTTACTGAACCATCAAATATCCGTTTTTCTATTAACAACACCTCATTCAATATGAAATATGATGGAAATCTAAATGTAAGTAGCAGTGCGAATATATCTACGCTGTCTGTTTCAACTGGAACGATTGGAACACTGGGAGCAACGACGATTAACGCTTCTACGACTAACATCAGCACACACAACGCATGTGTAGCGAATACTTTAACAGGAAATGTTATTACGCTGAACTCAAGCACGAGCAACATAAGTATTTTGAATGTGTCGCCTACGGCAACCATACGAACTTTAAATAACACAACGCTGAATTCCTCAACAATCAACTCTTCGACCATCGTTTCAAGACAAGTTGGGACTGGTTCGATAAACGCCTTTTATGGTAATGCTACCGTCGCCGGTTCAACCAACACGAGTGCCGTGTATCAGTTCAATTCAACATCATATAACACTTCATCGTTAATCACAAAAGTAAATGTAGCTCAGAATGCTCCTGCAGCGAACACGGGTTTTATTATTCAAACAACTGGTTGGTATAAAATAGATGTGAGTGTTCCTGTAGGTAATTCCACTTACACGGATCGTGTTACATGGCAGGGCGAGATAACAGTCAATGGTGCTGGATTGAATGATAACGCCTACGCCTATAGCCGTTTTAACGATTATGGGTTCAGGGTTCAGTTAAGTATGACAGCAGTGTATTACCTTGCTGCTACAGAATATGTATGGTATAAAATTACAGTGGCAAAAGCTACTGGCACAGGTTTTACAGATGACTTTAGTGGACTATCGTTATATCTCGGCGGACAAATAACGTTTAGTTACCTTGGAGCCAGTTAATGATAAAAATGAAACCTATCTAAAGGCAACTTAACATACTATATAGTAATGGGACGAGGCAATGAAGATTGGAGCAATGGAAAAATCTATCGCATCATCTCGAACAATCCTGAAATAAGTGTAGTCTATTATGGATCGACAGTGCAGAAATTGTGTAAGCGAATGGCATCTCATCGGGGACATTATAAAGCATGGTGTGCTGGTAAAGCAAACAACTATTCTATTTTCCCATATTTCAAACAATATGGCATCGAGCAATTTCATATTGAACTCGTTGAAGATTTCCCTTGTGATAACGAGCAACAATTACTCACACAAGAGAATGTTTATATCCGTGAGAACGACTGCTGTAATAAGCAGTCTGCTTTTTCAACTCCAGAAGAAAAGAAGCAACAGAAAAAACAATATCGTCAAGCCAATAGGGATACAATTCTCCTTAAGCAAAAACAACATTATCAAGACAATAAGGAGCAATTTAGCATCAAGAAAAAACAACATTACAAAGACAATAAGGAGCAAATTAGCATCAATGGAAAAGAAATTATTACATGCATTTGTGGTTGTCAAATCTCAAGAGGAGGTTTGTCCAGTCATCTCAAAACTAAAAAACATATATCCCTCGTTCAAAACTTAAAATAAAATATAATGTAATCTATATATGGAAACAATCCTTGAGAAAAAAATGTTTAGTCCTAACACAAAGAAAGTATATCTCTCCATCATCAAGCGTTTAACCAAATTGAATTTTAAATTCCCATCCAAAAAATCCGAGGGAGTCGAATATCTTAAACAGTTTTTTGCAGAACATGAAATGACAAAGGCAAGCACGAGACTCGATCAATTAAATCTAGTAATAGTGTTGAGAATTATTCAGGAACTCCCAAATGAAAAACTTAAGGAATACAGAACCGAACTTGCGAAGGAACGTCTACAGAATCAAATTCCCAAGATGAATCTAGTGAAAGATACGCTAATGAGCAAACCAGATTTTGAAGCGGAACTTTTGAAAACTTATGAGGCAGGAGATTACAAAAAATTTATTGTTAATTACCTCATGCTCAACTTCGGAACTCGCAACTTAGATTTGAATGTGATTATTGTTAAGGATGCTAAAGAGGCAACAGATCCAAAACAAAATTATCTTATCTTGAAACCGAAGAAGGTTACATGGATTCGCAATATCTTCAAGACCAGCAAAACTTTTGGAACTCAAACTCACGATATTACAGATGTCGAGTTTGTTACCGCTGTTAAAAAGCACGGTATCGGTCGTATTTTTGCAGAGGGGCAATTAAGCAATGGTATGAAAAAATTGCTTATCAACGGCATGCTTGAGAGCAGGATATTCAAGATGCTAATTGACGCCGCTTTTGATAAAAAAGATACTGCAGAAATTAATCGCCTTAGCAAATCACGTGGGACTAGCATCGCCACAATCAAAAGTTTCTACAATGTCAATGCTGAAAATGACGTTATTCGCCAACTATAATCTCTCGTATATATATAAAATGGAATACACCGACCAGTACGTGTATCTCAACTACAAAGCGACTGATCCAGTTGTGTCTTCTCTAAATGTTGTTCTCAATTATTCTACAGACCGAGTGCCGTATGCTCTTGTTGAAGTAATATCTGCTACACTTAGAATTGACGGAATAGTTGCTCCGCAGGATACTTTTATCCTGAGGACTAAAGAAATTGCCCAGAACTATCTAGGCAGTGATAATAAGGGAACAGTGCTTGGACTTATAGTATATAATTCAGCCCTATCAGGCGCTCCAGCCACTCATACATCATATACTCTAGTTGGCTTTGGCACTCGTGTTATGTTCGCTAATCCTCGCAACCTAACCCTATTTTTTACAAATCAAGCAGGTGATGTTGTTAACATTGGAGGGGATGTTGTTTCAACCATCAACGCTTACAATATTTTACTCAAGGTCTCATATCCCAAGGTGGGAGAGATTCCGCCTGCTTACCGTTCGCAGATTCCTCTATCCAGTGGGTTTTAACCTATATATAAAAACCGATAAGAACCGTGTTCTTAAGAACAAGTTGTTCAAAATCAGAATTCATTTTGAAAACAAAGTTAGAATGACCCCGCCGACCTATATTATAAGTATATTATAAGTATATTATAAGTATTTCACTTATAATACAATTTTAATTTAAATTATCATTATATATTAAGTCTATTTCAGTATATATGTGATATATTATAAGTATTTCACATATAATTAAAAAGAAAATAAGTGTATTATAAGTATATTATAAGTCCGTCGGGCAAAGGGTTCCCCCTACAATATTCCCAATTTAATCGTCTTCTTCATCATCATCATCATCTTCGCATTCGCATTTATACATAACCATCTTACGGCACAGTGGGCATCTGTGATTCTTAAGGGAAGACATACACAGACCACAGATATAATGACCGCACATAAGCAGTCCCGATGTCTTGTCAAGACATACCGAACACTCGGTGACGCTTGATGTT